GGTATCCGTTCTGCTGAAGTGTCATGGCGTTGATTTTACGGTGACTCTTCGACAGTGAAAAGAAAAAAGGCCGCAGAGCGGCCATAAACACAAGTAAAAATCAATAAGTTAGATAATTATCAAAGGCTTACAGACACACAAAAACACAGCCAACCACAACAAATAACAGGGATGTGGTCACTTTGTGGATCATATCGCCGCCATAAATTTACTTAATAACAGTAACCACAGCCACAAGCACAGCCATCGCAGACAGGACAATACCTGTGAGTAACCAAGTCTGATTTGCAAATGATTTCTGAAGTTCAGTACGATGCTCAGCCATCTCAACTTTCAGAGACTGGCGTAAATCAGCCATCTCAGACTTCAGGGATTGGCGCGATTCTGCCATCTCAAGCCTCAACCCTTCGCGAATCTCCAGTACATCAGATTTGGTAGCAAAGGATTCGCTTCTTGTGGTGAGAGTAATCAGGTTGTTTTTGATTTCAGTCACATCACTTTCCAGGCAACTGACCCGCCGTTCAAGGTCGTCATTCATGCCATCACCTCCATCATTACCACTTCCTGTTACTTGGTTGTTGGATACATTATAGGCATTCTCTTTCTTTTTTCTGAACCGCGAAATATGTGCAACATTCTCTGCCATCACTTCTCATCACCCTGCTTGCCTACCCAGTTCATAAAGGCCCGGGCCGAGTAACGATGAACAAACCCACATCTGTTACAGGTAAGTCGGAATTCATAGTTATGGATATTTTCCCGATCATGTCCCTCATATCCCGGATACCCAGTAAATGGACCGATATAATCAAGCATAACAAGAGTGCCTAAATCACACTCCTCAGCAGTTTTCGGCTCAGACCCCACCTCAACAATATTCGTCAAATACATGTACATATCCGTATCGCCACACGACAAACATTTTTCATTCGTAGACGACTCATTGAGAAAACGCGCAAAATTATCGAGCGTTGCCATTCTTTTAAGTTCATCTATATCAAACTTCACTCTTAAGCACCTCCTAGTGGATTAAACCTCACCGCATCCTGCAGGTAATCCGGCGCAAGATGGGCATAAATCATCGTTGTCTGAATCTTTGCGTGCCCCAGAATTTTCTGGAGCGTCAGAATATTGCCGCCGTTCATCATGAAATGACTGGCGAAGGTGTGGCGCAGCGCATGAACAGCCTGGCCGTCAGGAACATCAGGTGCGACCGTTTTGATGACATCGCGAACCAATGAATAATCCAGCGTCGGAAACACCAGTTTCCCGCCCCGTTTTTTGATCTTTTCAAACAGGCTTTCAGAAATAGGAACGGTACGGTTTTTGCTGTTCTTCGTTTTTGAAAAAGTGATTCGACAATGAAGAACACGGCGCTGCTCCAGTGCCGCTACCTCGCCCCATTGCGCCCCGGTCGACAGAAGGATTTCGACAGCCAGCCGTTCATCGGGATTTTCAGCCAGTGCATCCAGCAACTGAACACATTCAGACTTACTCAGGTATCCCATTTCGCGCTCGTTAACCTTCATTCCTTTAAGGCCTTGAACGGGGTTATCGTTAAGAAAATGGCCGGATGAGATGAGTGCGGTAAACATCGCGCTTAACGCCCCAATCTCTCGATTTATGGTGCTGGGCTGTATCCCCTGCTCTATCCTGGACACACGTAGCTCGGTGAGCATCGTTGTATTAAGTTTATGCACGCACGGGTCATCCATTGCCTCACTCAAGCGCAGCAATTTAAGGCGCGTGTTATGCCCTGACTTCATTAGCTGGCCGTGGTATTTCCACCACAAGTCAATAAGCACTGACAGCGGACGGCGATCAATAGAGTTTCCTTTCCACTCATTGTTATGCTGTTGCGCCAGCACCCACCGCTCATATAAAACTGCATCCGATTTCGTTTTAAATTTTTTACGAATGCGTTTGCCTTTACGCCCCTCCGGGCGTATGTCAAGAAGATACCCTCCCGGAATTGATTTTATGCTCATTCGTGAAACCCCAGCGTTACAAGACCACCATGCCCCCAGCGCTCCATGATTAGCCGGGCTGTGTGCCAGTCTTGCGGGGTTTTTGAGAAGGCGATGTGCTTTTTGGCCCATCAGGGGAGAGAGACGGACTGATCTGCCCAGCAGCCTCATTTGTTTTTCCCGTCATAAGCCAATTCATGTACTTAAAAAAGCGAGGGTGATTAACAATCTTGATAAGCACTTCGCCCCCTATGTTTTCAATCCGCCCCGTTTCATAACGACGCAAAGTGCCGATAGGCACATCAATCAGGCCGCAAAATTCTTCGCGCGTTAAATCCTCTGATTCACGAATCACTCTAATTTTTTCACCGATAAGCATTGACAGTGTTCCTATAAGTACACTAAGCTTGCGCACAAGGTGTACTTATAAGTACACCAAGTCACAAACAACCACAGATAGCGCAGGTTATCACACATGGCAAAAGTCCTGAACACACACGAACAGGCAGACTTTGAGCGTTTAGCAGCGTTCTATCCCTACCGCGATGAGCATGGGTTACCAGTACTTGAAGAAAGCCTGAAAGATTACGCAAAGCGTACCAACCAAGCTGTTAACACAGTGAAAAGACAGGCTGACAGAGGTTCAATTCCCATCAACCAGGATGAAAAGAACTCAAGACGCACAGTAAATCTCTTCGCTCTTTTCCTGAAAACAATCAGGAGCGCAGAAAAATACGTGCAGATGACAAAATAACGAGGTGTCATTTTATGCTGAAGCAACGCCGTAATTTTCGTACCGGAACAGAACGCCACGCTAACCGTTTCACTACCAGTGCATCACGCAGCAACTCTCGCTACAGCCTGAGTGATACACACGCAACGCCGGATGGCTACCCAGTAAAACAAATCGGCGAGCACGCCTGGCTGATTGAGAAAGCTGGAATCGTGATCCACAAATGCCCACGCAATCCGTTTACCGGAAACCGCATTTTTGCATTGAGCTGTGGCGACAATCAGTTCGGGCAGGATTTCACATTATACGAAGCACTTCGCACGGTTGATCGTCTGCTTCGCGGGCAAAGTTTTATTAAACAGGCTGATTTATAACAGGCGCTTTATGACCAAAGACCATGCACAAGGTGTATTTATCCGTTTTATTGATTTTCGCGGTGAACTGTTATTACGTGCATCCGCTATTGACGGAGTGACTCCGGCGGGTAAAAACGGAACCGACGAAGCCACTTACGTTTATCTGAACGGCACGCGACTGCTTGTGGAACTTCCGTACCAGACCGTACGAGAAATCATTAGCGAAGCTGAAAAGGCACGCCAGGTTAATGCCGATGAACCCTATATCGAAATTATTTGTATGGATTCAGAAGCTGAAATACAGAAAGCAGATTAAAGGGCGTTGTGATGGGCAAAGAATATAAAACTCTCATTAACAAAGCACTTGAGCGTTTTTATTTTCGCTTAAGTGCATCAGGCGCTCATGCTGAACGTGCGGCCCGTGACTCATTGACCAGAGCAATCCGAAGTCTGTATGACGTGGCTTTTTACGCTGATGATCTGGATGCACTTAACGAACTTTCCGAGCTGATCTGTGCCGCAGAATGCGGGGAACATATTGAACCGTATAAGTTGGGAAATATCGCATGAGTATATTTATCTCATGGCTTGTTCTGATTATTTCGGTGGTCTGCGCCATTGGGATTATGCGAATTATTAATTCAGTGAAAAAGATCGAGCGTTTTTTCTCTGATGAATAACGATACAAATAAAACATCAAATTAAATAAGAAAACGTGAAAACCATCCGTATTAATGGAGGTATTCGCACGCGTAAATAACGGAGATATAAAATGAAAGCAAAAGAAGAAGGCATTATCGACACATTTAAAAAAATATCAGAAGCGGAAGATGAAATGGCTAAAGATGCCGTGAAGCGTAGCCAACATATGGCAGCACTTCACGCACTGACCATTGCAAAAATCACCGCTGACGCAGCCAAAATTATTGAGGAACAGGGCAAAGAAATCGATACTCTTAAAACACAGTCAACAGTTGCAGCCATGAATCCGTCCAGCATTGGACGCCGCATTTACATTCTTGGTTCGGCAATAATGACGCAATACACCATTATTGCCGAACTGCACGGCAAATACCTGATAACGCCTTACCACACAAAAGAGTCAGAGCTTCTGACAAATCTCCGCCTGATAGAACGCTCTCAAGCTGTATTCATTGATGACGCGCAACGTGCCGTATTTAACGCATAGGGTTACTGGACAAAGGGGGCGCAATGGCAATTAAGCATTTTCCCGTCGTTCGCTTTACCTCCAGAGGGCGCGAATACGAGGTCGACGAACGCCTGATTACCACTATCGACAAACATCGTTCGGAAAAGGATGCACACCACATCTACCTCACTGACGGCACTTACTTCTGCGCCACCAACGTGGCGCGAGTAAATCTTATCCGACAGGTACAGGAGCCACGCAGATGACCATTCTGGACTACATCGCTACTCATCCGGGGTGTAGCGGCGGAGAGATCGCCGCAGCACTGAATACCCCAACCACAGCCATTAATGCTGAGTTACGCCGACTTTGGCGCGGCGGCTTAGTCATCAGAACAAACCGCAGCACAGGTGGTCGCGCTCGCAAAACAGGAGGCCAGGCTTCTTACCACGTAAACCCGATGCCGTTCGGGTGTAGCAATCCACTTACTCACATGTTTAACCAGCTACTGAAGGAAGCCAGAGCATGAGCACCATCAACCACCAGAAGCTACGCGAACTGGCATTTGCCCTGCAACGAATGGCAACGCCTCAAAAATTACTGGCATTTCGCGCAATGCTCTCGCCGTCTGCTGTGCTGGCACTGCTGAATGAGCTGGAGCACGCCAGAACCACGGCTCCTGCCATTCGCCTGACGCTCCATCATGAAATCGCTGATTTCTGCGCGACGTTGGAGGCGCCGGGCGAACCGGAAACGCCGGAAGCAATACAGCAAGAGCTGCTGCAACGCATTGACAAGGTTTTTGATTTTTTTCTGAACCAGTAAGAAACCAGAACATGCACACACAAAAAAACCGCTTGCCATGCCGCAATCAGTCAGGTTACATTTCCGCTGCACCTCATAAAACGGGTGCCGGGATTTCCACCCCGCTGACAACCAAAGCGCACAACCGCGCCAGCGGTTTTTTTGTGCGTACCGTATCGCCACGTCTTTTTCGCACACGAATTATGGTGGGGCGTACAGGGCCGACTTCGGTCGGGCCGGGTTCTTTGGTTGCCGGTTGTGGAAACCCTGTACGTCTCACCACCCCGAGTTTTCCACCTCTGGATGGTGAGTTTTCAAAACTTACAACCAAAGAGGCCACCCCATGGCAAACCGCAAACAACAGCGCGCATACGCTGCGCGTCGTCACATCCAGACTGAAATCAACCGCAGACTTTACCGCGCATCACGCGTCGCTCGTATCATGTTCATCAACATGTCACATGAGCACAGCCACGTGCTGTCAAACGCCTACTCCGCCGCAGTATTTAGCTATCTGGCGGATGATCTGCGCGAGCTTCAGCAGCTCATCGAGCAGCAAAACAAACCCCATTAATTCCTGTTCCGGGCCTTTCCTGCACCTTGCGGCGGGAGGCCTTCGCACATCTGTAGTAAAGAGAATTGCAGCATGATTGACGCTCATGACTTCACAAGATGGGTGCGCACACAGGACACCCGTCTGGCTCCCGTTCTTCAGGGATTATTTGATCTCTACATCCGTGGTCGTGACAACAGAGCACGCACCACAAAACCGGAGAATGCAGACACCCTTTATTTCACAGTAGACGACTGCTACCGCGTGGACTTCACACCACACGGGCTGGCGTTGCACTGCCTGACACCACACGGAGAATCACTGCTGGCGTATTACGACTCCCCGACCTCCGTATTTGCGGCAATGCTGGCGCATCGCACTGCTGGCGGGTGTGCCTCGCTGAGTGAATACACCGCTGAATTTAACCGCCTTTCTGCCCTCTTCTCGCAGGAGTGGCAGCGCGTGACGGGATACCAGCCATGAATGAGTTTGCATGGAGCTGGAATGAACCACGGCCAGCCATTGATCCGGCCAGATTTACGGAGCACAGGCAGGAAACTGAAACCGACCTGCAACGCGCCATCCGTTACTACCTTGAGGCAGACAAAAAGGCTCTGGAAGAACAGGAAGCGAAGGAGGAAGCCTTTTTCGCACAATCCACCGTGGGTAAAAAACTCATGGCATCCCTTGAGGAAGCCGGACAGCGTGAAAAGCTGGCACAAAGCATCATCAGCAAGCGTCAGGCAACAGAACAAGACCCGGTGGCCCGTGCTTTTGCCACACTGAAGGTGCTTCCCGTTTATCTGCGTAAACCTCTGAGCCGCCACCTCTCTTTCCTGCGCAAAAAACAGGAAGCCGATCGCCAGAAAGGCAAAAAGAGCTGGCAGGCTGAACGCTACGCGCGCGGAACCCTGCGCAAAATATTCGAACGCCTGGACCGCACCGACCACCGCTGGCTGACACCGGGTTATCGCTCCCTTGCCGGACGCGAACGCCTGGATGATTTGCTTTACCTGCCGCAGCTCAACAAGCACCAGATACAGACGCTGGCCACCATGACGGCGGCGATGTTCAGCAGCACCTTCGAAAAACTCTGCGATGGCTTTGGCGCGACCGATGGTGAGCTGACCATGGATGTAACGCTGAAGGCGTATCAGATGCTGGCCCGCATGGCGTTACACCTGCACGCCATGCCTCCACATTATGACGCACTGACAACAGACAAAGACCGGAGGAACGAACCGGACACGGAGCTGCTGCCGGGCGCAACCCTTCGCCTGACCTGTGCGGAATGGTGGAAACGCAAACTGTGGCTGTTACGTTGCGAGTGGCGGGAAGAACAACTCCGCGCCGCCTGTCTGGTTTCCAGAAAAACATCACCCTATCTGAGCCAGGACGCGTTAAGCGAGTTTCGCGCACAGCGCGAGAAAACACGCGATTTCCTGAAAAGTTTCATGCTGGAAAATGAAGACGGGTTCACGATTGATCTCGAGACGGTGTATTACGCGGGAGTAAGTAACCCGGTTCACCGTAAGGCAGAAATGATGGCCACCATGAAGGGGCTGGAACTTCTGGCCGAAGCCCGTGGCGACAGAGCGGTGTTTCTGACTGTCACCTGCCCGTCAAAATACCACGCAACAACGGAGAACGGTCATCCGAATCCCAAATGGAACGGGGCCACAATGCGCGACTCCAGCGATTACCTGGTTAACACGTTTTTTGCGGCGGTCCGCAAAAAACTGAACCGCGACGGCCTGCGCTGGTATGGCATCCGCACGGTGGAGCCTCACCATGACGGCACTGTGCACTGGCATATGATGGTCTTTGCACATCCGGACGAGATTGAAACCATCGTGTCCCACGTCTGCGATATTGCCATTCAGGAAGACCGCCACGAGCTGGGCGATGACATAACTCCGCGTTTTAAGGCGGAGTACGTCGACGGCTCAAAAGGCACGCCAACCAGCTACATCGCCACCTACATCGGAAAGAACCTGGACAGCCGCGCCGTGGATGGCATCGACCCGAAAACGGGCAAGCCACGCGTTGACCACGAAACAGGTAAATCAATGGCCGAGAGCGTGGAGCGCGCCATCGGCTGGGCGCGCCTTCACCGGGTCCGTCAGTTCCAGTTCTTTGGCATCCCCTCCCGTCAGGTGTGGCGTGAACTGCGCCGCCTTGCCAGCCAGATGGCACGCAATCCGGAAGGCCCGCAACGGCTGAAGGATGACGCAATGGACGCGGTACTCGCTGCCGCTGATGCCGGATGTTTTGCCACCTACATTGAGAAACAGGGTGGCGTACTTGTTCCACGCAAAGACTACCTGATTCGCACCGCCTACGACCTCGCAGATGAGCTGAACGATTACGGTGAACAGAGCGTACAGATTTACGGGATCTGGTCGCCGCTCATTGGGGAGTCTTCCCGCGTATGCACGCATCCGGATAACTGGAAGCTGGTAAGACGCAAACCGGAAGCGGAAGACAGCGCCCGCGAAAATGGTTTTGACCTTCAGGGCGGCCCTGCCGCCCCTTGGACTCGTGGCAATAACTGTCCCCGTGTACAGGAAACAGGCAACAACGGGACAGAACAGCCGGAAGAACGGCCAGCACCGTGGCCGCAGCTTCCTGACGGCGTTGAAGTAAATGAATGGATGCGCTCACTGAAACGGCACGAACGCCGGGCGCTGATGCGTTCGCTTCGTGACAAACAGGCAAAAAACAGCAGCGATGAAATGCAGAACTGGACACAGAGCCGCAAACAGCAGCGGCCTTTGCCTGATAACCACGAGTTACTCGCTAAAGAATGGCGGGAGTCTGCTGAATCTCTCGGCCTGCATATCGGTGAACAACAGATGCAGCACCTGTTACGGGGCGGCAGTCTGTACGTTGACGGCAGCATCATTGCACCGCAGGGATTTGAAATTGTACGCAAACCGGATACCCGCCCGGACAGCCGAATCACGCAGCTCTGGCAGCGTCTGAGCCGTAATCATGGCGTAAGCAGCACGGAGATCCGCCATAACCCGGTCGCCAGCTATCTGGCACAGCTGGGGGCATCAGACCCTGAAGCCGCCGCACGCCTGGCATCCACACTTCAGCAGGACCAGAACACCATGAAAACACCCGTTACCGTGCTTTCTGACATGCTGCGCGCCATCCGCGACGCAGAGCACGCACAGAGAATCAGTGAAACCACTGAACGCGCCAGCCGCAAAGCAGACCTGCTGCGGGGTGGCCTGACCAGTGGAAACAAAAAACAGACAGAAACGGGACTCACGAATCCCGTAAATGAGCAAAAAACGCGCAGCGATATATGAGGCGCGCACAAAACAGGCAAAAACGGGATTTCAGAATCCCGTAAACGATTAATTAATCAACATAAGGAAAACCGACATGAAAATTTACATCGACGACGGCTCCACCAACATCAAGCTGGCATGGACTGAGAACGGCGAACGCCGCAACGCCATCAGCCCGAACAGCTTCAAGTCGGAATGGTCTGCGCCGTTCGGTGGCTCGCAGCCTGCTAACTACATGCTTGATGGCGTGCGCTATGGTTTTGATCCGGTCAGCGATCGCTTTGTCCAGACGACCGACACGCAATACCAGTACAGCGATGTGAATGTCATTGCCATTCATCACGCGCTGGTCAAATCAGACATCACGCCACAGGAAGTGGATGTGGTTGTTACCCTGCCACTGAGCGAATATTTCGACACAAACGCACAGCCGGACATGGCCAACATCAACCGCAAAAAAGCGAACGTCATGCGCCCGGTGGAGTACCAGAACGGCGAAGCATTCACTATCCGTAACGTACGGGTTATGCCTGAATCCATTCCGGCTGGCTTTAAAGCACTGGCTGACATGAGTCCGTTTGAATCCCTGCTGATTGTGGATTTGGGCGGAACCACGCTGGATGTGGCAAAGGTTCAGGGGCAACTGGCAGGTATCAGCCAGGTGTTTTGCGATCCACACGTAGGCGTTTCTCTTATGGCCGATGCCGTACTGTCGGTGATGGCCACTAACGGTATGCGCACCAGTCACCACATCGCCAATACCATTATCGAACATCGCCATAATGAAGCCTGGCTGCGCCAGCACATCCACAATGACGCGCATTACGCCAGCCTGATGGCGGTTATTCGTGAAAAGGAAGAAACACTGAAACAACGCGTGATCCGCGCGCTGGCGGTTTTTTCGGGTTACGGGCGGGTGATGGTTGTCGGTGGCGGGGCGGAGATTGTGGCACCCGCTATCCGCGAAGCCTGCGGAGTTAATGCGACTTTCATCGCGGACGGGGTGCCACAGTTTGCTCTGGTTAATGGGCTGTACGCAATGGACAAGGAGTAAACCAATGACGACACCAACCAGACGGATAAGTTTCTATCTGAAGCCCGCCGCCGTCAAGAACGAAGGAGAAGCATGCGCCTGGCTGGACAGCCTTACACCAGAAGCCCGCAAAAGCGGCCAACGCGTGGCTTTTCTGGCCGGGCTGGCACTTCTGAAGACGAATCCGGCAGAGGCTTACCGACTGGCCGCATGGGCTGATGATGAGATGTTACCTGTGACACAAATCAGCTCAAAAAAGTTTGAAGCACAGTCTGCACCAGTGGCTAAGATAACCAGCCAGATGGCTGGGAATATCCGGGCGTTATTTCCTGAGTAAAAGCATCTGCGCGAAAAATGCTCACGTTTATAGAGACAGTATCATTCCATTTGGCACACTTACTTCAATAATCGATCTGTTAAACAAATAGATTGTCTATTATCTATCGATTAAAACGATCAATTATCTTGACAGTAATGTGCCTTTTTGTAAGATCGTTCGCATTGTGAGCGACAAGATAATTGCGCGGCATTGTCCATGCAAAACGCCCCAATAGCAGCAACTATTGGGGCGTAAAACTCGGTCGGGCTCACTTAACCTGATATGCGTGCCTTCCGAAGTAAATCAAAATGTGCGTCGTATATTTTATTGCTTACACGCACCTCTGTAAAGGCACGCATATTTTTCCTATGAGGTAAATAAAGTGCGGGCTAAAACAGGTATTTGCAAGAACCCTCATCGTTATAATCCAACATTTCTGTCTCTCCCTGAATATCAAGGACAAGAAGGTCGGCACAAATGCGCTGCCTGTGCTTTTGAGCTAGGCATAAAAGATGCGCTTGAAGGACGCGCTATGGCTCAGAATGATTTAGTTTTAGCTAACATTCCGTTTAGCCAGGCTGGAACTGTAAGGCACAGAGATGCCTATGAAGCATATGTTCGTGGTTGGCGATTAATAAACAGCAACAATTGATACTTTTGAAGCGCCGATAAGGCGCTTTTTTTGTTTGCACGATAGTGCACAAGTTTGCACAATTTTTTTGAACGACTTTTTGTACTTCCGGCCCGCGTGGTGGCTGGATCCGTCAAGGATCCGTACGTGCACAAAAAAACGCGTTTTTTCTGCGCGCAGGTGACGGGGGAACAGCCCGCGTTTCAGGGGGTAAATAGCATTCCCTGAACGATGTCGCAGAGACACAACAGAATGGCCATATTTCTCACGCTGAGCATGAAAAAGGCGTGAGGGCTTTTGATTTGATGGGGTGAAAGGTAAGGCCGTCAAAATCGCACTGAGGCAGCGAGAACATACAGTCAACGCGGTGGAATTGCGTAAGAGTCTGACCGTCGATGGTGGCGATAAACTGGAAGGCGTCGTGAAATTATCTGATTGATACAGGAGCTGCTTCGCCGGGGCATAAATTTTTTATGCCCCGGCGAAGCAGCAGACAAGCGAAGCGCGTCAGCGATACGGCACCTTGCCGACCATACTTCATAAGTGCAAAATACGAGCAAAGAAATCAATGGAGGCTGTCTTATGGTCATTAATTACAAGCAGTTAAGAGAAAAACGGGAGCAGGTAAAGGAGAGCTTTCGCCGCAATGAAGATCTGACCCCGCTTGTACGCCTTGCCCAGGGCATTGTTGATGCTTATGAAATCTCGCTGGAGCTGCCATCACAGACCTGGACAGATAGCGACGGTAATCGCCAGCATTACGTTTCATGCGGACTGGAAGCAGCCGAAGGATTTCGCAGAATGCCTTTATCCCAGATCCCTGCCGCTACCCCCAAAGCACGGGGCAGCAATGATGAGCGAAAACTGACTTTTAGTATTGAAACGGTGGTTGACGACACACCTGGCGAAGTCGCGTTCGTGCACACGCCTGTTTCGATCGCAATGTATAACGATGAAATACAGGTTCGCGTTAATAATAATATCGTGCCACTTAAAGAAGGTAATTCACCCTACACCACCGTTTGTGAAGCCATTCAATATTACGTTCTCTCTGAAATTGATAATCTCAAGCCTGACGGCACCCAGAAAATGGTTCAACTCTGGTAAAAAGGACAGCCCCATCACGGGGCTGTTTTTTCATCAAGAAGAGCATAAGAGTTAAAACGGATCACCTCTTCGCCAAGCCAGTCATTGATGTGCTTCATAGCCTCCATGACGGGCATCAGCTCGTTAATTGCGTAAACCCGCGCTGCCTTCTCCACATCGCCAAACGCACTTTTTTCGCCCGGCATCGCCCCCATCAGTTGCGGCGGAACGCGGTGCGCAGCCAGCACATCATCACGGGATGCCGCCTTAACATTCATGAATTCATCTTTTGCGGTGATCTGCTGGAACGGCAAAATTTGCACCCCCTCTTTGCCCCCGTTGGGCGCATGAATGAGCACGTTTTTAAACGCACCACCACCACGTGCCCCCTGTAGCGTTTCTTTCAGGGAGTCCATGCTTTCGCGGTTTACCTGCGCTGCACCGATGTAGATGATGCACCCGGCGTGGGATCCGTTGTCGTAGTACAGTTTTCTGAACATGTCCGCCGAATGAGAAAGGCTGGCCGAGAGTAATGCGCCAAGATATTCCGGCATGCCGTAGATTTCCTGGTTAATATCCGGATTCATCAGGTGGCACACTTTGCCAGGACGAAACTGAAACGCGTCCTTGCCATCCTGCACATACCACCATGATTCAAGATCGCTTCCGCGTCGCATGTATTTCGCCAGGGCGTGCCGTAATTTAAGCGGTTCGCCGAGCATATTGCTTCGAAGCTCAAGGAATGCGTTACCGAACACAAACCAGTCCAGCGCCAGCGCCGAGAAATCCTGCCGGGAAAGCAGCGGGTGCGGGATGTAGCAACCGAGTAATACATTGCGCTTAAAGTAAAGCGCAGACTGATGCCAGGACGTTTGCCGGGCTGCTCTTGCCAGACCGTACCAGTCCACCGGGGTTTCATACCACCGCCCGTTATCAGCACAGTACATATTGTCCAGCAGGTCATGCCCGGTCAGGCGATAAGGACCATCAAATGTGAATGCACTGAGCGATGATTCTTTCCTGAGCGCATCAGCGAGATCAATGCGTGAACTCATGCGCACTTTTTTATTTTTTCTGCTCATCAGAACTCCATAACCGTGAAACGCTCGTTTTCTCCTTCGCCGCCAATTGGTTCGTTAATGACAGCAAGCATGGTTGCCCACGCAAGGTCGCCGTGGCTGATCCCCCTCGCGCGGTCCGTTTCGTAAGTGATAAAGCCGCCCGGTGTTTTCACCTTACGCACGGCGTTAAAGGCTGCGACCAGCTCGCGTTCGGCGCGATCGTATTCCCACCGCCCGGCACGCATTATTTGCAGCATTTTCAGTACCAGCGACCGTTTTGATGACAGCGTGAAGGTGTACGGAATAGCAGCAGGGAAAAACCGTTTCACTATCTGATAAACAGCCTCCCCGTTCCCGCCTGTCACATCAATGCCGATGTGTTCCACGTTGTAGCGACACGTGAACTCTTCAATGACTCTGGCCTGTTCTTCAAACTCCAGCCCCTGAACGCGTCGCGTCTCCACCGTTCGAAAACGGCCGCCAGGAACAGCCGGAGGAACCACCACGGACACAGCGCCGCTGTCGCCGTTTCCACTGCTGCCGTTTGCGTCATACCCAATCCATACCGGACGATTCCCCATCGGGCGGGGAGCAAAAGGTTTCCAGTCTTTCCAGTCGTCGTATCCGTCAACACCACAGCCAATCAGGATATTCAGGTTAAATGCCGATTCCCCTTCGCGGACAAACTCACACATATAGAGATTGAGGAACTCGTCTTCGGTGTTTTCATCACGAATTTCATCAATATCGGTGTGTTTCCAGCCGTGATTAACCACATCTTCCAGCGTGACAATTTGCCGCCACGTCCGGTCAGGGCAGATAAGCCCGTTATGCAGCGTTTTCCAGTCCACAGAAAAACGCTGGCGTTTATGCGAGGCCTTTTTCTCGTTCCAGCGGTCGCCGTTCCAGTAGGCGTATGCCTCGTGCGTTTCGGTGGATGGCGTGGAGAAGTAGGTGCGCCGCAGTCCGCTGAGGGTTGCCATAGCGCCAGCCACCTTGCGCAGTTCAGCAAAGCGACTGACCCAGAAAAATTCATCAAAATAAAAATTGCCCGTGTAGGACTGTGCCGTCGCAGCAGAAGTACCAAGAAAATGCAGCTCTGCGCCGTTGGAGAGGATGATTTTATCGCCCCCTTTCAGCTCCACATCAACTTCAGATGCAGCCTCCTGAATAATGCTTTTAAACTGGAACGCCTGACGACGCGACGCAGACAAAAAAATCTGGTTACGCTGGTAAGGTTGCGCCACATCGTCACGCAGCGCCATCAGCAGTGCTTCCTGAGCAAAATACCAGGTCGCCCCAATCTGTCGGGATTTCAGGACCATCCTGTTACGTATCCCGGCTTCCCTGCAAAGGGTCCTGTCTCTTATACACAAATCCCCACCCGGGGATTTGTGATGTCTGTCAGTCTGCTTTAGGGGGACTCTTTCCATCCG